GGATACATCAAGCGAATTGTCAGATGAAAAAATTGATGCTATGAATCTCAATGTGTCTAAACGCTTAAGAGCAAGCACAAAGCATAAAAGAACCTACGTGAAAAACGCAGGAGGTGACATTGCTTGTGTTGCTGAAAAAGATGCTGCAAAATACGTCAGCAGAAAAGGCTGGGGTTTACCCAGTGAAGCAGAATTGGACGCCCATTTAAATAAGGGTAAAGAGCCTAAAGCAAAAGTAAGTGATTCTTCCAGCGAATCAGACGATAGCGGCGAAGGTGGTGAAGGCGAAAGCGAAGAAGCCATTAATATTGATGCTGCAACAATTCGAAAAATGAACAAAAAGAAAATGAGTAAGTTTCTCGAAGAGTACGGTGCGCAAATTGAATCAGGGATTGCGGAAGATGACACGCTACCTATGAAGAAAGATAAAGTCATTGCAGCTTTGAAACTCGAAGAGTAAGGCTTAAAAAATGTTGATTGTCGAGAATGGTAGCGGTGTAGCAAATGCAAATTCGTATCTGTCTGTGGCAGATGCTGATGCGTACTCGTTACTTTACGGAAGCCCAGCTGCTTGGGAAGATGCAAAAGCCTCTGCCATTCTCACTTTAGGTGTACAGCCCCTTGATGGGGAAACCTTCACCATAGGCTCCACTGTGTACACATACAAAACTGTATTAACACCTGCAGATAAAGAAATACCTATTGGCACCACATTTACCTTAACATTGAAAAACACCAAAGATGTTATCAATGGTGACACAGAGCGTAACCCTGATATACCTGCAGCAACAACCCCACACCCAGACGTGGACGCCACAACTATTGTGGGCAGTGCTCTAACGATCGCTGCAAAAGTAGGGGGCAGTGCTGGCAACAGTATTACACTGAATGAAACATTTAGTGACCCCGCAAACATTTTTTCAACAGATACTTTGACAGGCGGCGAAGAAACCAAAGAAGAAGCTTTACGTTTTGCCTCGCAGTATCTTGATGCAGAGTATGGCCCTCGTTGGATTGGCCACCGTCATAGCCGTACCCAGGGGCTTCAATGGCCTCGTAATGGTGCAGTGCCGCATGATGGTTTTCACCTTTCTAGTGAAGAGCTGCCAGTGGAACTTTTAGATGCTACTGCAGAAATGGCTTTTAAAGCAGCCCTGGGTGAAATCTTTGATGATGACAGCATCAATGGTGGTTTGATTGCAGAAGAAGCCGTGAAGGTTGGCCCTTTGGCTGAACGAATCAAATATGTAAGTGGTAAGCAGGAGGGCGTTAAAAAATACCGCAAGGTTACCAAAATGCTTTTTAACATTATCACCCCACGTGGAGTAGTAAGGCGAGGATGACACGATTAGATGATAAATTTCTACCACTTGCAAAAAGGCTTATAGATACGTTTGGTAAAGTTGTAACACTGACCACGGAGCCCCAAGGGGGAAACTATAACCCAAAATTAGGCACCACTGACAAAATTGTTGGTAGTGCTTTTTCTGTAAAAATTATACCACCTGATAAATACCAACGCACATACATTGAAGGCGACCTTATTGAAAATGGTGACCTAGTCACAGGTATGGCAGCACAGGGTGCCCCGGTAACACCCACAAAAGGTATGCAAATTGATTTAGATGGTAGCCCTTGGCGCATTGAAAGGGTGCGACCCATTTATAGCGGTGAGTTAATCGCTATGTGGGAACTACAGCTAAGGCAATGATATGTCTACTTTCAAAAGATTCAGTCGAGAAATTTCTAAGTTTGCCAAAAACCTTACTGATGTGGAGTTGGTTTTATTTCATAAGAAAGTTTCTTTTGAAGCGTTCAGCCGCATCGTACAAAAAACACCAGTGGACACAGGTAGAGCCAGGGGTAACTGGCAAATCACTATCGGGGTACCTGCTGAAAACATCAGAGAAGATTTTTCTAGTGCCTTGGATGCCTTGGGCACCGCACAAAACGATGCTGCAATTGAAAGAGCTTTGGGGGCACTGGGTGATCTTAAGGCTTTTCAAGTTGTGTACATTTCCAACAATGTGGCTTACATCACATTTTTGGAAGAAGGAAGCAGTAAGCAAGCCCCACGGGGCATGGTGGCTGAGACTTTCGAAGAACTACTACAAATTTTTCCAGGTGCAACCTAATGCATAGCCTACCTGCGTATACACCACTGTCGAGAGTGGACACCAAAGAATTTTTTTATTTGGTTTCCCTACCCTCGCTACTAATGAGGGAAGGGGACACACGTGAGAGGCGATAAGATGACCTTTATACTTGATAGAGATGTAGCGTTGGAAATTGCAAAGCGCAATATACCTGGGCATGTTAATTTTAATAAATTTGGTGTTAATCCAGATATTGATATGGGCAGTGGTTTTGAAGACATCCATGATGCTGGGGGTACTTACGTACAGCCAACAGCTGCACGGGTGCATGATATCGCTTCGAATAACATTGCAGATGTTGGCGTGGTTCGTTCAAGTGGTAGTGCCACTAGCGGTTCTGATTTTAATATTGTTGATGAAAATGCCACCTTTATATCTGATGGTGTACAAATTGGTGACATGGTCGTTAATGACACAAAATTGGAGCACGGTACTGTAGTAGGTATTGCAAGTGAAACACAACTTAATATTTTAGTATTTCGTTGTGAGCGTTTAGGTAGTGCACCTTTATGTGAAGGTATTGCTGCAGGTGATGCCTACCGTGTAATAGGTGCTGCTTCAACAGGGGCCAGTGTTATTTTAATTCAAGGGTTAAGTAGCACCTTTACTGAACTATCTGAGTACATTGTATTAAACGGTACAACAGATGTGCCTACCACTGAAGAATATCTGCGTGTATTACGTATGGAAGTTTTAGCTGCTGACACTGCAGGCACAAATACAGCCACAGGTCAAATTACTGCTGTAGCCCAAACAGATAGCACACAGAGTGCTTTAATTCTTGTGGGTAACAACCACACACTTATGGCCTTGGCTACTATACCTAGAGGTTTCACTGGTTTTATGACAGCTTGGTGGGCAGGGTTGGCTACGCAGGCTACAGCATCAGGACGTGCTGAAATTATAATCAATGAAGTAAATCGACCACGTAGAATTCAAGAGCCTTTAATTTTAACTTCAACCGGCACTACCCGTGACCAGAGAACTTACGAAGTGCCAAAAGTTATTCCAGAAATGAGTGACATAATAATACGCGCGGATAGCACTGATAATAACGTTGCTGTATCTGCAGGGTTTGATGTCATCCTGGTACAAAATAAGTTGCTACGATGACATTAGTAGCCGGACCATCTTTGGAAAAAATACACTGCATCATACGGTCACGTATCGAAGATGTAGTTATACCTTCGTTGCCTTTTGCATGCCCAGTGCATTATGACAATCAAGATTTTGAAGTGCCCCATGGTAAGTGTTGGATGCGTGCAACTATTAAACCCCTGGGAGCAAACCAAAAAGTATTTGGGGCTACCCACAAAACACACAGAGTGTTTGGCATGACACAGATACAAGTTTTTACACCCATTCAATGCGGTGACAAACAAGGCAACGAAATTACTGATGCCATTGTTGATGCGTTTCGTGGTGTGAGTGATGGCGGTGTGAGATTTCGTACACCGAGAACCCAAGCCCGTAGGCGGTTTGCTGATGAGTGGATGATTTTAATTAATTGCCCATTCAATACAGACCAGATTGCATGAGGTATTAAATGCATAATGATTACATATACACGCTATACAAAATAGAAGAATATGAATCTATAAAAGATGCGTATGGTTTTACTTGTGTTGCCCCTATCAATGCCAAATATATTATGGTTGATCGAGGATTAACTGCAGAACACGAAGATTGTGTATGCGATACAGTTTTACCAAATTGGATTCCGCTTACTTACCCCGTTGAAGTTATAACACCTGTTGATACAGGTGAAGTAAATGTATTTGGTAATCCTATTTATGGACAAGAAGTAGCTATTGAGCAAAAACCTTTGACTGACAACGCGCCGCATTTTAATGAGGAGCAGGCTTTGTTCATTAGTAGAATTATGGCGTCAACGTCTGAATGCTTAGATGGTTATTGTTATTGCCCAGTTGAGGTAAACGCATGAGTGTTACCCCACCTACCGATAGCTTCCCAGATTTAACTGTATCACCTTTTACAATAAATGGTGGGGCTACTGAAATAGATGATCAACACGGAGTTTCTAAAACAATTGAAGGTGATGCAGTAAATGACTTTATAAGTTCTAGCGCTTCCCCAGTAGCTAATGGGTCAACTAAATTTACAGTAAGTTTTTGGGTGTATAAAAGAGATAGTGTAACTGGTTATGCTGTAACAACACTCCCAAATTCAGACGTAGGCCAGTACTTTTATGCAACCATTGCGGGCACAACAAACAAGCTTAGTTTTACGGTACAAAAAACTGGCTCTTCTCTTAATAGCACTACTTCTTTAGGTATACCTTTAAATGAATGGGTACACATAACAGCTAGAGTTGATTTGGCAGTTGGGCCAGTAGGTACCATAGATATATTTCAAGATGGTGTTGAGACGGCTTATACCAATAAAGATAATACAACAGGCCCCGGAATTGATTCTACAATGGACCCTTCAACTATTGGGTTTTACAGCTTAATTACTGATTCATTTTTTGGAGGTCTTAAAGGGAAGGTTTCAAGATGTGATGTTTGGGATGCTATCTTTCTACCAGATGCTGAGATACTAGAAAACTTTCAAAATGAATGCGCTGCAGTATTTATACCTACGCCTACCGATCAATTCCTAGATATTAACACTGGTACATTTACAGATGTGCCACCTGTCGCCGCTATCGACGACCATTTAGGTAACACAGATAAAGCAGCTGCATTCACAGGCGGTAGAAAAACTACCGCTATAAAACCTATAACAGCTAGTAGCGGTGCAGAACATACTCTATCGTTTATGTTTAAATCCACCGATGCTACAGCAGTCAATGCAATGCTTAACCAAGTGTTCGCAGATTCTGGTGCAAACTCAGCTTGGTCAATAACTTTACAATCAGGAAAACTATTCGCTTACTTTTTCACCACTGCTGCTAACTACCATACAGCCTCAACTGTAACCCTGCCCACAGACGGTGCCTGGCACCATGTAACTGTTACCACTGATGCAGACACAATAAAAATATACATAGACGGTGTTTTAGATGTTGCAGCTACAGGAGATTCAGGTACAGGTTTTTCTGGAATAAATTCAACCGTAGATACTTTTACTATAGGTGCTTTCGGGGGCGGTTCATTTTCAGTGGCTGCAGATGTTGGTAGACCAAATTTTTGGGAGGGTATACTCCTTTCTGAATGCCAAGTTACAAAATTACATTCTGAGGAAACAAACTCAGCCCCGGTTGTTGATAACCCTATACCTGATCAGCAATCCAATGAGGATGAAGTATGGGATTTCATTTTTGCAGAAGATACTTTCTCTGATCCCGATGTAGGGGATGTGCTCACCTACACAGCCACTTTAGACAACGATGACCCTTTGCCAGCTTGGATAACATTTACCGGGGCTACCCGTAGATTTGTGGGTACTCCACTCAATGCTGATGTGGGTACTATTCTAATTAAAGTTAAAGCTACTGATACTGGTGCCCTGTTTGTTACGGATACGTTTGAGCTTGAAGTGCTTAATGTAAATGATGGGCCTACTGTTGACCAGGGTATAGGTGATCAGAATGGCGTGGTCGATACTGACTTTAGTTTTCAGTTCCCTTCTGATGCCTTCGATGATGAAGACGGCGATACCCTAGCGTACACAGCTACATTGACAAATGGTCAACCACTACCCTCTTGGCTCAATTTCGATGGGCCTACCAGGACATTCAGCGGGGTGCCTGTGGAAGGCGATTTAGGCGATTTGGATATTAAGGTAATTGCAGAGGATGGCAACTAATGGCCAGCACATCCACCACATTTCTTTTAACTGTAGCCCTGGGCTTTGATGAGCCGTTATTCCCTGAAGGCATAAGCTATGGCTCTAGAGGTGGCCCAGGCTTTAATACAGCCATCGTAACGACCGATTCAGGCACAGAGGAAAGGTCAAGCCGCTGGGCAGACCCTTTAAGGCAATATAATGCCTCATTTGGCGTTAGAAGCCAGGATGACTTATCTGAGGTTTTATCCTTTTATATGGCCCGAAATGGTGCCCAGGGTGACTTCAGATTTAAGGATTGGGGTGATTATGCCAC